AAACCAAAAAGTCAGACACCATAACGATTCCAGATGATTTGTTTAAAAACGGGGTTCACGATTTTTTAGTTGCCGAAACCGCCAAAACTCATGCTATAATAAATCAAATGAGCTTAGGTGATTTCGATAGAAACGCCTGAAACAATTGCGGATTAAGCTCCCGCAATAGACGATTGCCTATTTTATGGATTGAAACATAGCTTGATAGCTTTTTGAATTAGGTCAAGTTTAACCCGCAATAGACGATTGCCTATTTTATGGATTGAAACTTCAACAAAGCCCCAAAAATCAAGAATTGGCAGAAACCCGCAATAGACGATTGCCTATTTTATGGATTGAAACCCCCGTTAAAATATCTGCCACACCCCGGTTCCCCGCAATAGACGATTGCCTATTTTATGGATTGAAACTCGTCAGCCTCTATTATTGATCCAATACCTTATCAATTCCGAGAGGGATAGATTTCTTGAGGATGCGATCGCCTCTATCCTCTCCCTCTCAACTTCTGAAAGCCTCACCCTGACAACGGTTGGGCGGTTAAAAAGTTTTTTTGATTTAGGGGTTGACATATTTTGATTTTGTAGCTACAATAATTTAGTATAGAACACAAAGCAGGGACGCCGCCGTCAAATCGGGCGTAAAATATGAAAAACTCCACAATCTCTACTAAAAACCAAATCCAAAAACGGATTGATCAATTAAATAGCTTGATAGTCAAGTTTGCCCGCGTCCGAAGCCTAATTCGGAAGTGGGCTTTTGAATTGACTCAACTTGAGGGTCGGCTGGAATCCTTGAAAGCGGTGGAGATTGTGGAGAAACCAATACAGTTAACTGTGCCTGTTATGAAAAAAATAGATTGGTTTTTTCCTCCTCTTGTTGGATCGGAAAAGCAAATTCAGTGGGCGGATCAACTCCGCCGCAATTTCGCTGAATATTATTCTTCTCTGGGTGGCGAACCTGGAGAGGGTGAAGTCAGAATAAAAAAAGCGGTAGCGATCGCGGTATCGTCCAAGTTCTGGATCGAAAATCGCGATTTTTGCGAAAAAATCGCCTGGGAAAATATGACCCAGGTTTTAAAGAAGTTATATGCCTTGGTTGAGATTTGCCAACCTTGGTACAGCGACTTCGATCAATCAGAATTTAAAGAAATTCTGAAAGCTAAAAAATCAATCCTCAGATTTCTGAGGATTGACAAAGCAGGTATCGTTGCCTGCTGCAATCAACAGAGCCAAAACAGACGCTTTACTAATTAAGGAGGTTTATATGTTGGATCGCCTTAAATCCGCGCAAAAGTTAACGATATAAGGACAAAACAAAGGAGGATTATATGTTGCTACACGCTCGCTACTGGAAATATGACGGGGCGTCTCCCCAGATTCCCAATACATTGAAATACGACCCTCATGGCTTTGGTCTAAGTGTTATTCAATCCCTGGATATCCTAATAAACCAATCCCCAATCCCTCTGTACCGATTAAGCTGTGTATCTTTGGAGGGTGCGATCGCCAAACATCACAAAGGTGATTCCTTTGGGCATCAAGTCCACTGCGCGGCTACGTCTGAACAGTGGGAAGCGGCTAAGGATTATTGGGAATCAACAATTGGGATCTCAAGTTCCCAAACTCCCAAAAGTCCTACTATATAAGGATTAAACAATACCGATACTACATTGGGGTGGTAGGGGTCGCAGGTTCAAATCCTGTCGCTCCGATAGAGGTAAAAGCCGGATTCTGTAAGGGATTCGGCTTTTTAGATCCACGATCCACCGCCCGTCGTTGCCAGATTTATTTCCAGATGGTGAATAATCTGTTATAACTGGTGAATAGTTACACAGGATTTTTTATGAGGCCCCACGAACATAGGCAAGAAATCAAAGCCAGACTCAAGCCAGAAGACAGGGAGAAGTTGAAAGCCCTCGTCATCGGCATGGGTTATCGTTATTGGAGACGGGAATCAGCAGAACCCGCATGGACTGAATTTTTGGAAGCGATCACAACGGGCGACATAATTCTTTACAAAAAAGTTGAGTGAGGGTTGATATTTTAGGATAACTGGAGTAGAGTTATAAATATAAGGATACAGAGGGCAAGTGGAAATATGACAACTCAATTGGATTTATTTGGTGATCATGTTGATACTCAAGCTAAAGATCCTATTTGGATTTTAAAGAATAGACCCGCACCCGATCCAAACTCTCCTATTATAGTTTCCTATGGTGGGGGAACCAATAGCACCGCCATGTTAATTGCAATGGTGTTGAAAGGGATTAAACCCGATTTAATCTTGTTTGCTGACACGGGGGCGGAGCTACCGGAAACCTATCAATGGGTAGAGACTTTTTCTAATTGGCTTTTAGTAGAAGGATTTCCTGGGATTGAGTGGGTAAAATATAAACAGATGGGAACATCTCGACAAAAATACGAATACTCGACACTAGAAGAAGAAAGTTTAGTAAAAAAACTTTTGCCAGCAAAAGCATACGGGTCTTCAAATTGTTCAATGAAGTGGAAAATTCAACCAATACAAAAAGCAACTAAAGAATATTGTTTAGAGAATGATATTAGGTCAATCCCTCGGCAATTTGTAGGGATTCATGTGGGGGAACTGCGACGACTCTTAGACAAATCCGGCAAAGTCCGAGAGATGATATGGGAAGGAATTAGACAGGAATACCCTTTAATTGAATGGGGTCTAAACCAAGAAAACTGCAACGCTCTGATTAAGTCGGTTGGTTTTCCTGTTCCATCAAAATCATCTTGTTTCTTCTGTCCGAACAGAAAGATTAGCGAGATTATTGAACTAAAGGAAAAGCACCCCGATCTATATCAAAGGGCTGTTGAGATGGAACAAAACGCCGATCTAAGGTCTTTGAAGGGCTTGGGGAGAACTAAATACGCATGGGGAGATATTGGAGCCTTAACCCCGATGGAAAAAGCACTTATTGAAACTGGAGAGAATAACAAGCTATGCGCTTGTATTGACTAAACCACACACATTATCAAATTAAAACTAACCAGGGGTTTATATTCCCTGGTTTTTTGCTGTTTATCTAATCACAGGGACAGGAATAATCCCCATCAGAATGCCAGATATTTCCTGAAACATTCGCGTAGTTGTTTGCGTTGCGTCAATTATAATCCAGTTATTTTGCCTAGCCAATTCCAGATATCCGAAGCGAACCCGATCTAAAAAAAGCAAGTCTCGTTCAACCTTGTCCAGAGGTTTGTCGAGATCGCGGCGCACCGCCACCTCAACAGGACAATCGAACAAAATCACCATATCGGGATCAATTCCCCCCGTCGCCTCGTGATTTAGCTTCCTTAAATTATCTAAATTAAGCCCGTGTCCATATCCCTGATAAGCAAGCGTTGAATCCGTGTATCGATCGCACAATACCAAATCAGAATCTTCTAACAAATATTTAATCGTGGGATTGTGTTTAATCCTATCCTTCAGGATTAATTTAAGCTGCTGCTCCGGTGTCAAAAGCCCATTCTTTAATTCAAACCGAACGTCATAATCACAGGGTTCTCTTGTGATGTAAAATTTTAACTTTAACGCCGTGAAATGGTCGCAAAGTTTTCTAATTTGGGTTGTTTTCCCACTGCGGTCAATTCCTTCAAAAGCAATCAATTTACTCATTTCATCCTCATCCAATTTTTAATCAAATCATCTTTAATCATACCTTGCCGTACTAATTCAATTATATATTCTCTAGCTTCCTCCAATGTCAATATATCCACATTACGTTTAATTATCGCAAGTTTAAATTCTTGCTCCATTGTTAGCTGTGTTGGTTCCATTTCCGTTGCTATAAGAATATCAACACATAGATTATATCAAAAAATATTTTGATTTTTATATCTCTTTAATACAGAATCAAAATATTTTTTTGATTTACCTGTTGCCAATTGCTCCTGATAATGGATTTAATTTGCCAATGCGTATAGTATAGAAATATATAAATACAGCAGGAGATGGCACAATGCGCGACTATATAAACAGAGTCCCCGACTATGGGGAAAAGAAAAAGCCTCACAATCTGAGTTTGACCGACACGGCGTGGCAACGGCTTGATAAATTAGCTGCGCTCTTGGGAGTGTCCAGGAGTGAGTTCGTCGAACGCCTATCCCGTGGAGCCATTGCCCCACAAGACTTACAAGCCTTTTATAAAATTTTTTTAAAAAAAGGTTGACAATTTCTAAAGTATGCGTATATTATAGAATTTATGTACACAACGCACAGAGGACATAACGCCATGACAGTCGCAACCAAAACCGCCAAAACCGCCAAAGCTCCAAAAACCCCTGAGTGGAAATGGAATAATAATCTGGGGTGTGATGCCCTAAAACTCCCTACAAAGGGATGTCACGTTGACAACAGAGGAAACGTCTGGAAAGACGGTGACGCGATTGGTAGCGTCACCCCGTTACCAAATTCAGTTAAGGTGACACCCCTAGAATGGGTGACAACCCACGAACAAAAACAGCAGGTAATAACCTGCGAAAAACTACACGGTGGTTACCAAAAAACCGCCCGCCCCACCCGTCGCAAAGAATCCCCCGATGGGATGCGGGGGCTGTCAAACATGATTGGGAGCGAGCCCAATAAAGCTCATTTTGTGGCTGATGAATATTCTGTGACTGTCACCTACACGGCTTTAGTTGCCGTGAATCAGTTTGGGGAAGTTATTGAGGGAAAACCCAAGTTTCCCAGTGCCACTACCATCGCCTATGAAACGGGCTATGGGGAAATCACGGAATATACTGTGGCGGATTTGGCAGTCTTAGACTTGCCTACCGAAAAAGTGGAGAAGGTCTACACTCCCCAACGGGAGCATTTTTACACAGAAGCAATCAAGGTTATTGAAAAATACCTGGAGGATTTCAATAAACCCTCGACGGGTTTATTGAAAGTCGGGGACATTATCAATCACCCTGTCTATGGACAGGGAACTGTCACAAAAGCCTTTGGGACTAAAAACCCGCTGTATCAATCCGTTTGTGCGGATTTTCCATGCGGAAACAAGATGGTAGGAAAATGTGACCTGATATGACCTTTTCACTATGATTACCCCACGGAAGCCACAGCTAAAAACAGAGAGGAAAAACAATGACAACTTTCACAAAACCAGAAAACCTTTTTGATTCAGTCCCATTTAAAGGATTTGTCGTCGGAGAAGACGACGCGGTAACAGTATTGCATCGGGGTCAAGTCCCTGACTTTAAACGCAACAAGAAACAGCCAGGCGCTTTCGATTTTGATCTTCACTGCCTAACGGCAAAACACTGGTTTCTAGCTATAGAGCTATCTACTTCTGACATTTTGTTTAAGGAGGTAGAAAGTTGTCCTGTTGAACTTCCCAATGAGTTCAAGGATTCAGTTGTCCTGCACCCTGTAAACGGGAAAGTGGGCGTTTGGGTTGCGCCGATGTCACCCACTGATGTTTCGGGTTGGCAAAAAGCTATGGAAACTACAGCGACAGAGGTAAAAGCCTCTGGTAGTGTGAAGTTTCGAGGGCTTCACAACCTGTTCAACAGGCTATCCCATGTTACCCCCAAAACAGGGGTTGTTGGGGGTGCTAAATTCCCGACATGGAGAGACTAAAAGTAGCGATCGCAGGTTAGCTCCTAACTGGGTTCGATTCCCAGTGATTGCATTCCCGAAAGGGATATTAACAATGCACAGAGGACAAAACAATGGGTAGCTACAGTGTCAAAAGCCAATTCGCATTTACCGAAAAACAAAAGTCTATATTGGCGCAGTACGGGGTGAAATTCCGTACTGAGTGGATACCGGAGAAACAAGAATGCGGAGGCAAAACCTTCGCACACCACTTGTCAACTTTTGAATGGGATGGACAAGACCCCCCTATCCCAAATTCAGTTCTCTGCTACAAACAGGGTGACAAATGGGGCGACCCAGATGACTTAATTCCCTCGCAGTTAGGCTACTCCGAGAGAAAATCAGAAACCGTGAGTTTGACCACTCACGGATTAAGTGGCAGCAAAGACTGATAGCGATCGCAGGTTAGCTCCTAGCACGGTTCGATTCCGTGCGGTCGCATTCCCGAAAGGGATTATTAACTACATAGGCTAAAGCAATGAAGAAACATCAAATCAATGAGCAACTTAGTAAGTTATTGAAACTTACTAACTGCTCTAACCTAGAGGTAACGGTTGACAACAACACCAGGGATTGTATGACCGTCTGGAAGCTATGGGGTAAAGGTGGGCAAATTGCCCAAGCCGAAGCACGGTTTGGATCGGAATATTCTGATCAACCCGATGGTTTTGCCTTCTATTTAGAAGGCTACAACTGGACAGATTACTGTCCTACAGTTCAAGATTGTGCCAGCCAACACAAGGAGCGCGCTCTTGTCTAATATGACCCACTATTTCGGCTACGAAGTCGAGATTAAAGATAAATCAGGGAAGTACGCCTGGTTTATCTACCAAGACGGGGTAATCATCTTTTCAAGTGGCTACGATTACCCCACAGAAGCCACAGCCTATGACTGCGCTTGCAGTCGCATTGACACATTATTTTATTAGGAGAAAATCATGAAAATCATCAACGCCACTCCCCATCAAATCGTCATCTGTTCAAAAGAAGGGGTGACTCAAGATCCTAAAACCAAGCAATTCACAGCTTCGGCTGTTGAGATCCTCCACACCCTGCCACCATCGGGAATCATCCCCCGCGTGGCGACGGGGAATACCGAAGCCGAACCCATTTTAGGTATTCCAGTCCAAAGCGTTCAATATGGCGAGATTGAGGGACTCCCCCCTGCGTCTCCCGATGTTTATTATGTAGTGTCGGGACTGGTAGCAGCAGCCGCCGTTAAAGTGAACCGGGCTGATTGCCTGGCTCCGGGTGCGCTAGTCCGCAATTCTGCCAACCCATCAGAGGTGTTAGGCTGTCTTTTTTTGCAAAAGCCCTGATTGGCGACGGTTGCCCCCGGTGTGGTAGTCATAGGCTGGTTAGATATGGTTACACCGAACACGGTCGCCGCCGAATGAAATGCAAGGATTGTAATAAATTATTTTAAAATCAACCCTCTAAATATTTAGAGGGTTCTTTTTTTGATTATCTGATAATCGTTAACGTCGTAGTCTCTGGCAACTTCACCCACGGATAAACGATCCGCCAAACATCGTGACTATAAATATTTTTCGTCATGTACCGGGCGTCGGGAACTTGTTTAATCTCTATCCCCATCTTAATACTCATCGCTTTGAGAGGTCGCCAACTGAAGTTAGACTCATGAACTTTATTGAACTTGGCAACCCTGATGATTGACGAATAATCAAAAAGTTCATCCAAAGCCTCGGACAGTTGATTGTTTTCTTCCTCAAGCAGTGCTTTCTCGGCCTCTAACTTTTCTACCTCTAACGCCAATCGTCCAGCCTCTAGCAAAGCCTGAGCATAGGTTTGTGGTAACGCAAGCGGGGTCTGAACGTGGTTATTCTTAGCAAGGGAGAAAGCCTCAACTAACCGTTCTTTGCAATCCAAAACCTGATCACTGTTTCGGGAAAACGTCATCAAAAGTGTTGCTTGTGCTTCATTCAAGAAACAGTAAGAGACTTCGTAAGCCCCACCCTGCGGGCGTCTCACCACGTCCGTTTTAAACGCGACTGGTGTTTTTCGTTCTAATCGGTCTAAATACTTTGTGATTGTTTGCAGTAAGTTCTTATGTTGAATCCCCAGTTCATCAGCAATCAATCGGGAATCGACAACTAAGGTGTCATTCTGTGTGGTAATGTCAAGAATAGCCATTGTTTACTCCGTATAAGTAAGTTGTGGTTAGACCCGTTCAAAAGCCAAAAACTTTTGGCGGGTTGCCTATTTATATTATAATACAAACCCAATATCTTCACCAATAAAAATAACCCAACAATTAATAAATCATCGGGTGTGTTGTCCAATTTTAATCAGTGTGCATTATTATTATAGCACCCTATTCAAAGGTTTTCTTTCTGGAAATAAATCTTTAATTGACCTGACAGCA